GCATGAACAACTTCTTCCTGCTCTTCCTTAATATCAAAGGGAAGATTCATGGAAACAATTACCTCATCATCAGACTCAACTTCATTACCATCAGCATGAGACAAAGTCACATGTTCGATTATTGCACCAGGATTTGCTCCTGACAAAACCAAACTTAGTTCTCGAATATCACCTCGATGAACAACCGTGCTCTTCTCAATCAATTTGTTTGCATAAATAGACATCGAAGAAATGTCTTTATGCTCAAGCAACATTTGTGCTTGCTTGGCTGCTGGACTATCGTTGAAATAGCCATAGGCATAAACTCCATCAACTCGATGTTCTAGAATAGCATGTCCCAAAACATTTTGAGGATCGTTGTGAAGATGTTGCCAAACTAACGGGATTCTTTGACCATCACTGTGTTTAAATGCATCTTTCTGAATGGTTCGACCGTCAGTGCAGACTATTCCGTACTTTGTGGCATAACCACTAAAGTTGTACTTATTATCCTTGTCTGCCATTTTGAATTATTCTCCTTTATCTTTTGATACTTTATTAAACTCATCTGTAACGTTCAGAGGTTCTGGCTCGGCTTGGTTCAGATTTCTATTACGAAGCTCATCTGCTCCCTTAGCCTTGCTTGGTCTCCAACCGATAGCTGCTCTAAGATCATTTGGTGATGCGATCTCATTACGAGTCAGTTTGTCTGCCAAGTCAGCAAGACGCTCTGGTGTAACAATAGCAAATAGATCTCTAAAATGCATAACGGTTTGTCCTTGAGTTTGAGCGGTTCTAGTCAAGAACTTCCTTTTCATCTCACCAGCTATTGCAGAGATGATCGGTTCAACTGTTCGGTTGTAGTAATTCAATAGTTCTTTCTCGTCAGCAGTACCACTTAATATCGCTTCACTAATACCTAACTGGGCATATACCATTCTCGTCAAATACTCGATCTGAGACATCATGTTGTTTTCTGCTGGGCGATTAAGTTGAATTACTTTCTCTGTTCCATCGGCATAAGCCACACCATACTGAGAATCCTTCAATTGGTCTTCTAAATCTTTTCGTCGGGCTTCTGCTTGAGCTTTTCTTGTTGCTGATTTGACAACATAGGGGAGTTGAATAATTAAATCAAGCTTTCCCGAACCGCTTTGGTTATCAATAACATCAAGAAGATTCAATTTTGCAATTAGTCTTTGAAGGATTGAGTTTCTCTCGTTCATAATAGAGTATAGAGGATTCTCAATAATTGCAACCTTTGACTTGGGTAGGGTTATCTCTTCTTTTTCCCCAGAATTATCGTTATAGACTCGAAGGCGAACATGTTGTGGATACCACTGAATTATTTTTGCTGTTCTCATTGTGAGAATGTCAAAAGTGTTATTTGTTGTTAAACTAATAGATGTATCGATAGGAACTAAAGCCACAACGCCTTCGTCACACATGGACATAACAGCATCTCTAATAAAATCTCTGTTTGTTTGATCCACATTTGTCTCAACAGAAAGACATCTGTTTAGTCCAGAATCAATGGTCTCCATATAAATATCATTCTCATCTATTCTTGCATGACGAAGTCTCAATACAGACACATCAATTGCTATACGATTATAAATAGCGCCAACAATTGAACGATCTGTCCCTAGTTGGAAGCGGGGTCTATGTGGAGGATTAGAATAGGCTGCCCCAGTAATCATTTTTGTCTCTTCCTTGGGATTTCGATTTCGAAAAACATTCCAAGCAGCTCGAAATCTATTTATAATATTAAAATTGTCATTCACATGTAGCCTCCTTATTCAAAAGCTTCTTTGTTTAACTTATAGGCAATATATGCATCCATCATTGCTGCTACATTATCTATTTTCTGATCATAACGCATCTTTAAAAGCTTATGATTTCCATTAGTGTCTTCCAAAACTATACAATTTCCCATAGAAAATGACATTAGCTGTTCGTCAAATTCTATTAGACGATCTTCTGATAGTTTCTTAAGTTCTCCTAAAGGAACAGATTCAGATTTCACGCCCTGAATAACTTTTTCAATGGCATATGGACCATTTTCTCTTTCCCATCTCTCAATAAATTCTTTAGCATTATATGGATCGTATCCAACAGCCCTAACCTCATATTCTTTCTCCTCAATATGTTTCTCTAAGTCCTCATATACTTCCATCATGTCTAAAACCGTCCCCTCCATAACTTGTAGAGTTCCTTCGTCTAAGAAAGTTTCATATTTAGCTCTCATAGCTCCGGGTAATTTCATTAATGTTTTAGAGGAAATGTATGAACGAACTTTAACACCGAAACCACCATGAGATAGAGGAAAGAGAAAGTCAAATGCACAAAAGTCATCTCCCTGAGAAAGATCAAGGCCAAGAGCACAGGGCAAACTCCAGTAATCTCGTTTACGATGAGGAAGAGTCTCTTCATAGGTGAAGAAATAGGTATAACCTTCCATAGGAATACCAAAACGCTTAGCCAAAATATCATTACGAGCAGCGGGAGCATTCTCGGCTCGCTCAACATCAAGTTGATAAGTTTCATAAGATACCGTCTTTCCTAAATTGGGATTAGCTTTTAACCACATCTCTGGGTTACTAACTTCTTCAACATCGTCCAAACGATAATACCAGATTGAAACATGAGGATTTATATAGTCACCCTTAAGAATATTAAGAAGCTCCATCTTAATGGTATCACCACTACTATTACGAACAGTACCTTCTGAACTCACAGCAATAATAAGATAATCATCTAATTTAGATGCTCCTTGCTCAATCGCACCAACCACATCCTCACGAATGTCTCCCGAGAGCCACTCGTCAACCCCAGCAATTCTGGGTCTAAGACCCTGGAGTTTGTCTATTGACATTGGACGAATTTCAAGCAAAGATCCAGTAAGAAAGTTTTCAATTCCTTTCTTTGTAGATGCCAATTTAACTCGATTTGCTTTTGAGCCCGTAGTGTTTTGCAAAGATCCTTCTGTTAGGAACTGCATTAGTGGGCCTCGCGCGCGTGTTATTGCTGTTCTAATTGGTGATACAACTTCGTCTGCTTGCTTCATTGTCGGTGCAGTGGTAATTTGATGTGTGGTCGAAGAGTCCACATTAAGAAAATAGTTTTGTATCAACGATAAATACATTGACTTCGCCGCTCCACGAGCAATGATTAAATATTGCTTGTTGATAAGGCGCTTTTTAATCTTTTTACGAACATATCGACCACCGTGATTGTCTTTTCCTGGCTCGTACACACTTCTCTCAAGAAAATAGTACCAACCAAAAATTTGTTCTGCCCAAAGTTTAAATGTATCAAGAAGATATAGATCAGATCCATCGGTTAGTGTACACTCAGCCTCACAAAAAGCAATAAAACCATCTATTGCTTTATCATCATAATATACCCCCGGATTTGCAATTAGAGAGTCAATCCGATTCATTTCTAAAGAGATTTCTTTTGATATTGGAATCTCTCCTCTGACTACTTTATCTCTAAATTCACTGTAATACTTTGGTGTGGCGGTGTTCGATAGTGTCATTTTTAACCAGACTTCTTAGTTTTGTCTCGAACTGCTTGAGCAAAGACTTCGTAATTAGCATAATCCGGTCCCGCTCTCTGCTTAACAAAATTATTAATCAATTGACCACCAATTCTCTGAACAAGATCGCTAACAAACCTTTGTCCTCTAGTTGAGGAACTAGAAGTAATATCTTTAAACTGTTTTTCAAGTTGTAGTCTGGTGATGGCTGTTTTAAGTTCTTCGTTAGAAAGTTCAGATACGTGTTTTTTCTTTAAATCTTTTGCTCGTGTGTGTTCTTGGCTAGCAGGACCTCTTTTACGAACACCCCAATGCATTCCGAGAACACCAACGTGTTTTAAATATTTCATAGTATTCTCCTCTCTCATGAGTGCTTTAATTCAATTTCAAGCATTTTTTCTGTTAATTCCATTCCAATCTCTTTATCCAATTTTAAAGACTCTATAATATCTTTTGGAAATTTTAGTCCCTTAATTCGATCTTGAAAAAGTTTGTTGGCCTTTAAATCAAAGTCTTTAAGGAGTTTTTGTTGCTCTGACCATTTGGCTTTATTTCTCTTATCACTTTCCGATATTAGTTTATTCTCAAGACGGCCAACCACATTGGATGTATCTATTGATGCGTTTAGTTTTATAAAACCCCGGCCAACTAAACTATCAAATGCATTTTTAGACTGTTTTGCATGTGCAGATAATTTATTGTTCTTGATCGACTCTATTCTAGCATATGCAGCAGATTCATCTTTTGCAAATTGTTTTTGTTCTTCTTCCCATCTTGAGTCGGATTTTTTCTTTATTTGAGATTTAAGAGAGGACACTCTGCTTTCGTGTGCTTGTTGTTGCGAACTTTTCCTTCTACCCCATTTCATACCTAGAACACCAACGTGTTTTAAATCACTCATAATAATCTCCTCTAAGTTTCTGGTGGAATTGGAAGTTGGGTATTTAAACGCCAAACAAGTTCGTCTCTCTGCTTTGAAAGAGAGTCAAGAACATAAGAACTTGACGGGGGATCAAAGAGTATTTTAACCGAAAGGTATATAAAAGACTTTGTTGAAGAATAGGCGTCTGGGTCTATTAGAAAATCTGTCCACACGTCGTTCTCATCCTCAACAGCAAATACCGCCTCTGTGCCAACACCAATCTGATTAAGAACCATCAAAGCAGAATTAATGTGGACCTTAATGTCCTCGTCAAAACTCGTATCGGTTGGCAATATACCCAACATTTGTTTAATTGTGTTTAATATGCTTTCTGTCATAATTCTCCTTTACCAAATTTTGGTGTCGCCTGGTTTTCGATCAATAGGTGTTTGAGGAAGTAAAAGCTTGTTACCATAATGAATAGCTCTATGTGTCTGTTCAGACGTACATATTAGATACTCAGGATCTAATATGTCCAAGTTATTATGTGTTATGTCTTCTATCCAAATGGGATTCATGTGGTGAATTAGAATTCTGTAACCAATCTCAAACCCTGGCACTCCCAAATCACATCCGTTGTCTCTTACAATCACTTTGTTTCTAATACTCCTCCATTCAGAAGAGTGGTAAAATTTCTGATTGTAAAATCTATCCCAACCCCAACTGTCTTGACCGACAACACCCCTAAGTCTTAGATACTCGTATCGATCCTCGAGGGTTTGAAACTTCTTAAGTTCGGAATAACTTCTAATCCTCCGAGTCATCTACTTCCTCCTGACCATTATACTTCCGAAAAGCTATCATAGCATTGGCATAGAGTTCTTCAACCTTTTTCTGTGATTTAAGTGCTTCGGTTTTAGCTAGAAGTAGTAGATTCTCTTTCTCTAACTTTTCCTTTTCCAATTGAGCCAAAACAGATCCTGCTTTTAAAAAGTGAGTTACTTCCTGGGCTGTGGCGGTTCCGTTTTTTATCCTTTTTGCTGCGAGATCGTAGGCCATACTTATTGTTTGGTTTTCTATGGATTCTATTGATCTCCCAGGAGCCCTGCGACGTCTTACTTTTTTAGTTTCTGTTTGTCGCTCTTTTGGAGTTCCTGTGAGTTTTCTCATAAAATTTCCTCCTAATACCTTCGTAACCAAAAGGTTATTCTGGTCTCACCCCAACTTACTAAAATTCGATCAAAGGTTATTACAATAGGAAGATCTGTGTAAAATCCTCCTGCTGGACCAATTGTTGCATGGGGTCTATATACTGGAAACTCTCCTGTGTCCCAATCCTCAAGAAAAGTTCTCATTGCTAGGAGTTCTGGATTTGGAACCAACCTTAAAACATCTACTTTGTCTTCTTCACCAAATACTTCAACTCCAGAAACTTTGAGATGGACTGGATTGGACATCATGGCTAATGAAGAAGCAGATTTCACAAGTTCTATAAGTAATTCTTCCTTCAAATCCACAATTTTTCCCAAATAGACAAGGGTTGTGTGTGCGGGATCAATTTTACACCACTCGTCAGTCATAGGTAGAAGTGCTACCATGGCGCTGTCATTAGTTTTATCCATACTACCTATCCTTTCCTTTTAGTTTTAGATACTTAGTAAATACTTTTGAGGGAGTTACCGAGGTTTCAGACTCAGTTTTACCCGAGTTCTTGAAAGGAGGAATCGGTCCACAACTCCGATTCTGTTTTAAAACCTCGGTAACTCCACAAAAGTATTTACCAAATATACCTCCGGGGAAAAATTTAGG